ATCGGGCACCTTCTGGTCACAGCGCTGGGCTATGCGGTACAGCTCCCACTTATCCAGCATGGCTGCCGTTACCCGACGACCCAGGCCAAAGCGCGGCTCCGTGAGTACATCGAACCAGATCCACGCCGGGTTATTCGACCAGCCCCATTTGAATGTCCCATCCCAGGTGCCGTTATAAACACGGCTAACCGGATCATAGTTCTGCGGGATGCGGATAATCCGCCCTTTCGGTTTGCAGGATATCTTCGGGATGTTGTTGAAGGATTTTGCGTTGAACGACACATACAGCAGCGCGGTATGCGGATAGCGCAGGCGCGCGTCGATCACCTCCGTGATTGCCTGCACCTGTGTCTTGTTCTGAAGCATCTGGCTGGTGCTGTCTGCGGTATCGCGAACCACGCGGATCTGCCAGCCGGTGTTAGCCTTGGGCAGATTGATGCGGTGGGTCAGCTCGTACAGAGAACTGAGCTTTTCCGTTACGGTTTTGGTGAGCACAGTGCTGTATGCACCGCCATCTACAGCCACATCGATGTGATAGGTGACGGAAGTGCCGACGATATCGCCATCATTCTCCTGCTGCTGCAGACCAGTAATGCCGATACGCACCAGCACTGCGTCAATCTGGGTATTACTGATGGCCCGGGTCCAGGGAGTGACCTTCGTCAGCGACACGCCAATGCTGGTCTCGTTCTCCACGGCTGGGAACCCGGGGATCGGCGACTGCGTCTGCGTGCCCGGACGAAAGTCCCAGGAGACATTCTCGAAGTTCATCGAGCCGTCGGCGTTGCCCAGTGGCGTACCGTCAAGGAAGATCCGGGTAGCATCCAGCCCACCAGCAAACTCACCTTCACCGAGCGCCAGCAGCATACGGCAGCGCGCCATCGACTGCGCGGAATCGGGTTGTTCAACAGGCGTGTGCTGCTTCTGACTGCCGCCTTTTGCACCAGTAATCGTTGCCATATTGCATCCATAAAAAAAGCACCTGATTGGGTGCTAATTGAAGAGTAAGAAATTCTCAGATGTCCTCGGCCACGATCCCCGCACTGATTATGGCGCCGCCAATTTCGCGCTCGCCATAAAGCAGCGCGACCGGGTTGCCCATCGCCAGGGTGTTCACTGCGCCGCCGAAGGCATAGCTGGGCTTATTGTCGGGGTCATCACGCCCCTGAAGGCCTTTGGGCTGCGGCGAGAGCATCTGGTAGATACCGCCCGCAGCCATGCCGATACCAGCAGAAATCATGGCGCCACCGACCGGACTGGCCCAGCCAGCAGAGAGGCCAGACACTACGATGCCCGCCACCACCATCACTGCGCCAAGGATCGTCTGGAATAAACCTGCCTTTTTCGCCCCTTCAAGCACAGGCGCGATGCGGATATCACTGTCACCACCCAGCTCCCTGAAATCCTGTTCGCCGATGTTGCGTTTGCCACGAAACACCGCAAAGGTCATGCCGTTTTTTTTGGCATTCATGAGAAAGCTTTCCAGCCCGTCCAGGTTGACGCACAGCGCCTTTACCGCTTCCGCTGACGTCTGCACCGCCAGCCGGTGAATGCGGCCAAACCGGGTACCCAGCGCGCCATACAATCGAATCGTGGTTAAGCGCGCCATGGCGTAATCTCCTGAGGTAGGTCTTTATGCCGAACGCAGATCATCGTCCGGTCTTTAAAATATCCACGGGCATAAGGCGTGATGCAGGATGGCTGGCCGTACAGGTGGTGCAGCAGTTCGCCCTCTTCGGTGATGATCCCCGCATGGTTCCACTTGTCCGACTCGACCTGCATGATGACCATGCACCCGGGCGCGGGGTCGCATTCGACAAACCCCTCACACTCCCAGTTATCGAAATAGAGGTTATCGGGGTACTGGCTTTCCCACCACGGATAATCCACGCGGAAATCGTTCAGCGCTACGCCCTGTGTAGCGTGCCAGTCCATAACCAGCCCCCAGCAGTCATGAGAGCCAAGGAGGAACGGGCGGCCAATCAGCGGGATGGAGTCCGGTGTTATCTCTGCGTATTCATCGCAGTCCGGCGCGTAAATGCCCCAGACCACACCAGAGTTATTGCACTGCTGGCGATCAAGGTCAGAGGCGATAGGCCGTGCGCCATCGCCCGGGTGGGAGTGAATGACGCGGACAATGGTTCCGGCATCCTCGGCGTTCGCCCAGTGTTCGCCGTCGATTCGAAAATGCTCGGTCGGGTTTTCGTGGCTGTTCGGCACCGGGATATAGCGCTGGCGCCGTCCTGACTGAATGACGAAGCCGCAGCACTCGCGTGGGGATTCCTCCAGCGCATGCGCCCGGATCGCCGTCATAATGGTTTTGTTCATGGGTATATCCGGTTATCGGGTGAAGAGAACTGTCGCCGGGTAGCCGCCGAAATCAAGAACGGCAGTGTTCGGTTCTGCCAGCCCGGCGCCGAAACGCTTGCGGCAGTCACTGAGGCAACCCCCGCATACATCAAACGCCGGGTCCGCTACCGCATTACCCTTCGCATCGAAATATGCCGTGCCGTTGTAGGTGCAGCCGTCACCGCTGCGGTATTGTCCGCGCAGTGCCCATTCGCAGAGCGAGGTGATCTGCCGGGTGGGTATGACCAGGTTCTGCAGGTCTGCCGGGCTGCTGAGTGACCAGGACACCATCTCATCATCCTCAGAGATTTTGGTGTCCAGCCAGAAGGTTTGCAGGGAGAACATCGTCGGGTCTGCTGTCGGATTAACACCGCCCGGGAAGTTCACCGCATCCAGGTAAACCGCGTAGGTGTCGATGATGCTCACCTTTGCATTCACCATGTCCTTAAACTGGAGGCACAGCGCAGTAATGTGGCCGTCGAGGTTAGACACGCTGAGCTTTGGTTCTGCGGCCTGATCGGTTGAGAGCGCCAGGTCGGCAATCTGGAAAGGCCAGAACTCGTAGGCGTTGCCATCCCAGATGATAGGCTTCGGCCCCAGCCTGGCCTCGTCGCCGTTCGCCGCGTCAATCTCGGCAGGTGTATGGGGAAACGGGCTGTAGTGAAAGCGGTGGATCCCGCCGCTGAACTCTGAGGCATCCACTTCGACCAGGCGGACCCTGCCACCTGGTGCCAGCTTCGCCGCCTGATCAACAAGTGCCATTATGCGTATACCCCGTAGGCCCGTTTAATAGTGAACGTCAGCTCAGCGAATTTGCTGCTGATCTGGTTTTTGCGAACAGAGTCGGCGACAACGCGATACATCCCCTTCTCTTCGCCCGGCGGCGTAATGATGAAGGCCTTCACGGTATGAGCAAGGAGGAAATCGCGCACTGCGTTTACCTCTGTCTCAGTGCCGGTATGTTTCATCGGCACCTGGATCGCGGTGGAGTTGATGCCGTTCTCGGCAACCTGCTCATAGCCATCGCCAAACTGCGCCGCACGCACCGTCTGGCTGTATTCAACAGGGCCAGCGCCGAGCTGCGAGCGCCATCTGTAGGTTTCAACTGCCATATTTGCTCCATAAAAAAACCCAGCCGGAGCTGAATAAAAAGTTAAGAATGATTTAGAATGGACATCTCATTGAATATTCTGCATGAGGTTTAAACATGACCAAATTCAATCGCAGTCTTCAAAAGAAATTATTAGAACGTTTAAGCAACTCATTTCCAAAACCATTAGATCTAAAATCATATCTAGAGATCCAGAATTCTTTTGAAGATGAGGACCACTTTGTAGCCAACCTCCTTTATCTGGAAGAGCACGGCCTTATACACAGCGGTTTACGTCAACACCTTAATGGATATTCTATTAATTCAGGGGCAATGAAAATTACTGCTGAAGGGATTGATTTTATCCAGCATGACGGCGGGCTTTCAGCCATTTTAAATGTGACAACCATTAAATTTCATCGAGAGGCTGTAGTGGTGCTTGAAGACCTTATTGCAATGTCGAATCTAAGCGATGCGGACAAGGAAACAGCGAAATCAGCTTTAGGCGCTCTATCAACAGAAGCCCTGAAAACACTCGTTCAAACAGTCACGACTGCCGGTTTGGGCATGCTTATAAAATAACAGACATCCGCCAAAGAGCGGCTCAGCACCATCACTTCATATTTGTTTAGAGGATCAAATGAATCGGGTTTGGCTAATCGTGTTGATTGTCACAATTTGCGCTGGATTGGCGCAGGATTATATAACTGAAAAAGCAGCTGAACGCATTACTACCATCAGACAGTCATGTGTAATTGGGCATGGTTGCAAGAACATGTAGCCCACATGAGTGGGCTGTCATGGAAGCCTCGGGCGGGGCTTTGTGGTCAATAGTTTGCCATCATGAACTGCTTATCAGATGCATTCCATACATCGAGACTGATAGTAGAACCTGAGTTGGAATTACTGATCCTGACCTCAGCTTTGGAGTCTTTAACACCTTTGAATTTGAATGATCCAACATCCACACCTTCGTGAAAATAGCTATTAGTGCCGACAGAAAAGAATCTTTCCGCATCAACAGTTACATCAACCTTACCGTCCTTAGAAATGAATACTTTGGCATAATGCCACTTACCCGTGCCAAGTAAATCTCCTGAAAGAAACTCACAATTTAAAGACACGCTTCCCTTGATACATTGTGATGTTTTTTCCTCGGTCCCATTCGCCATCATTTCTGAAATGCTTGGTTTCGAATCCGTTGCGGATGCATTGTTTTTCGCAGGTGGATTGTCGCAGCCAGTTAGCCCGACAAAAGCTAAAACCAATAAAGCCCTTTTCACTATCATCTCCTTGATTAGCATGGTTTGTACATGATAACCAAGGGTGAAAGTAAACACTACCGGCCTTTGGTGAAGTTATAGATCATGCCACCAGGCTTAAGATGTTTTCGAACCACCTGTAGAGCGGTGTTCTGCATCTCATCGGCAAACGCGCGCCCCATGGCGTCGCCAGAACTTGACGTATGGGCTGTTGCTGAACCACCAGCATCGACATTCACGGTAGTATTAATTACCGGGGCAACACCACCGCCACCTTGCGCTCTAACGCCTAACCGTCCAGCTGAGTCACGCGTCAGCGGCATGATGGCTTCAGCTCCTGCTTCAGCGAATACCCCGCCTTTGGCAAACTTAGAGGCCCCCTGGAAAGTGAAATACTGAGGTGAATCGTAGACGCCATTCACGTACTTGCTGAGATCTGGCGATTCATAGACTCCGCCTTTAGCGTTGAACGTTACGCCTGCAGCAGCGTTTGCATACGCTCCGCCTGGTGTAGTGCCGCCACCAGAGCCACCCCTGATCCAGCCCATTGCTGCCTGCACTGCGTAGGCAACCATAAGGCGGTTCGTCACGTCCAGGATCATCTTGAGCATCGACTTGCCAAACTCTTTAACCGATGCTTTACCGGTCGTCATAAGTTCGGTAAGCATGTCGCTCAGACCTGTTAGCGTTGAGCTGGCAACATTCTTCACGGCATCGTAGGTATTCGTGGCGGCGTCCAGATACTCATTCCAGCCGCTTACAGCACCAGCTTTCCAGTCGCCGCGCAGTTTATCCTCTTCGGCGTAGTAATTGCGAAGCGCTGCCAGTTCCTTCTGGTATCTCGAATCTTCGAGATCACCTCCGCCATTTAACCAGCCCTGGCGCAATTGAGCCTCTTCCCGCAACTGCTGAGCCTGACGAGAACTCAGTCCTGCGCTCTCTCTGAGAGCTGCAGTTTTCTCAGTCATTTGAGTGACGTATTTCTGAGAACTGTCCTGCAACCGATTCAGTCGTTCCTGAATAGCAATCTGATCGCCCAGCCCGGCATTAACCTCGGCCTGAGCCAAAGCTCGGTCTTTGGTCGCCAGCAGAGCCTGCTCGTCTTTCGAAAGCGCTCGGGTTTTGGAAGCCTCCTCCAGAATGCTGAATTTAGAGATCAGATCCCATTGCTGCTTGCGTTGCTGGCTTATCACATCGTTAAGATCACGATGGTCCTGAAGCGTTTTCAGTTGGGCTTGCAATGAGAGAGTTTCAGCATTGGTGCTGTCTAAACTGCGCGTTCCGGTGTCCACCTTAACCGCGGGAGTTTTCGGTACCTTGGCATCCGCATAGCGCTTTTCTATACCAGCTTTAATCATCTGGTATTCGGAATCAGTATATTTTGCCCGATCAGCAGCAAGCTGTTTAAGCTCACGGGCACGCTTTACGGCATTGGATTCAAATTGCTCAAGGTTGTTATTTCGACGCTGTGACGCGTCGAGATCGCGTTGGTTTGCCTCCGCTTCCTTTTCTTTTTGCTCAGCGGCCTGAGTTTGCAGTGCCAGTGTTTTTTCTAATGCACTGATCTGCGATTTAGTCGAAGCAACCAGCGCCTCCTGGTCCTTACGACGCTGCGCGGCAGCCGCATCCTGGAAGTTACTGCTTTGCCGACCATAGCCATAATCAGGGCTTGCAACAGCACTACCCTGAAGAGTCTTTAGGGTTTCCTGCTGCGCCTTAAGCCGCTCTCTCAGGCCTTTGAGCGTATCTTCTGGCGTTACCTGCCGCCCGACGTTAAGCATCTGATCCCAGGCCGATGCCGCACTGTCTTTAATCGCCTTCCAGAGCCGTTCAATATCACCCAGATTCTCCTTAATCTGGCTTGAACGACTCTTCATGGCGTTGGCGTAAGTGTCCATCGCCAATTTTGCCGCGCCCGTAGCATCCCCCTGCTTTTGCAAAGCAACAATCTGATCGTAAATGGTCGCGTTCAGATAGTGATATTGCTCATTCAGGGCCAGAGAGGCTTTTACAGGGTCATCCGCAAGCCGTTTGAAATCAGCGATCGTTTTATCGATAGCCTGCCCGGTGGCGCTCTGCATAGCCACGGCTGAGGCCGCTACAGACTCGAGTGCGTTACCTTTGAATGCACCTGTACCCAACGCGGCCGCAATGGCCTGTGCTGCCGCAGAAATTTTACCGGCGCTTCCACCAATACGCTCAGCCATATTGGCAAGGTCTGCGGATGTTTTCCCTGTGTAGCTCCCGGTCAGAAGTAGCTGGCGATTGAATTCACTCGCTTCCTGGCTTCCTTGGTACCAGGCAACTGCCAGCGCGCCTGCGCCCACAGTTAAGCCGGCAAGGCTGAGGGTGAGAGGGTTAACAAAGCCGATCAGTGTTCGCAGATAATCGCCAACCCCTGTCAGCGCCCCTTTGACCCCGCCAAACTGGTCTTTAATCTGCCCGCCCTGCTGGAGCAGGATCAGGAACGGAGACTGCCCACCAGCCAACTGGGTAGCGATATCGGTGAACTGTGCCGGTAATGTGCGCATTGCTGCGCTGTACTGCCCCACAGAGATACCGGCGCGGCGTGCTGCGGCCTCCTGCCGGGATAGCGCCTCAGGCAGCACGTCAGCCACGCCAGAGAGCCGTTCACGCGTCTGGTTGAGGATGGTGTTGAAATGCTCGAACTGGGTGCCGTTAATGCGCCCTGCTTCGAAGTGTGCCACCAGCTGCGCATGCTGCTCGTCCAGCGAGTTGAATGCGCGGATTGTCGGGTCGATTGAACCCAGCAGGTTCTTCAGCGCGGCTGATTGCTTCTCTGCCGCCTGAGTGGCCGCGAGTTCTGCCTGGGCACGTGCAGCTGCTTCGCCGGTATCCGTCAGCTTAAGCCGGGTATCGTCCAGGATTTTGTTGTAGTGCTGAAAATCATCGGTATCCAGAAAGCCTTTGGCCTGGAAGTTACGCAACGCCGCCTGTTGTTCGTCCAGCCGGTTCAGCGCTTTGTTTACCGGATCGATATTCTCAAGCAGGCCTTTCAGCGCAGCCTGTTGCTCCTTGATGCCTTCGCTGCCCTGCTTTGCAGACTCAGCACCAGCGCGGAAAACGCTGTTAAGGTCATCAGCTTTGCCGACGGCACCAGCCGCCGCCTGACCGAGTTTATCCAGCTCATTGCTGGCAGTTTTCAGGTCAGAAACATCGGCCCGCAAAGTAATCGAGGCGATCTGGTCTGTCATTATTTCGTCTCCTTATGCATTACTTTGAGAGCCTCGCTTTCCATAATCTGAAGGTCAGCCATGCAGGCCGCCGCATCCTTAACCCCGTGTAATTTAAACACCCAGGGGAGAACGTTGTAATCAAGGCCGGTCGCCCCGCCCGCGCCAACACGCCATTGAGTCGCCAGTGCAGAGAAGATGGTGAATGATTTCCATACCGACGGCAGGATCCCCACCTCTTCCTCCACGTCCTCAGGCGTCAAACCAAAAGCGGCTAACTCCGCGAGAGTCGGTCCGGGCGTGTACAACGCTGCGGCGACCTGCCTCAGTTTTTTTCTCGTACACCCATCAGCTCTTTGGTATAGGCCAGGCCGATGCTGTCGAACGCGCGCGGGTAGTTCTGCAGGAGGACGATCACGTTATCGCGGTTGAACTCGTCAGGCAGTGCCCAGCCATCAACGATCTCCATCAGGTAGTCGGCCTGTGGCTCGATAGCAGCCTTTTTGCCTTCGGCGGCTTTGTGCAGCTTCTCATCCATGGCGCGCAGCTCTTCGAGCGTCTTATGGCGGAAGGTAAAGGTCAGCTTGCCGTCTTCGGCACCGGCGCGCGGGATGCTGGCGGTAACGGAAAAGGTCGGGTTTGGAATCAGGGAGAATTTGGTCATTTTGGTTCCTTAGAAAAACGAAACCCGCCGGAGCGGGTTGAACATTCGAATGAGTGAGGCGTTAATTAGCGGCCACTGAGCAAACCGCCGGGCTTGAGCGCATTTCGGATAGCATCGTTTACAGCGGCGTGTATAGCTTGTTGCAGGATGGCTAAAGATGCTGCCTGGCCGTTCAGTTCTGCCAGAATGGGTTCAAACAGATCGCTGTTACGCACAGCATCCACCACCGCCTCACGCATGTCGTCTGAGAGACTGAGTTTGGTTGCATCTGCGCTGCTGGCGATGGCGGTACCAGCTTTTTTGATTTCCCAGCCAGTGCTTACCTGCTGCTGGTCACTTTCGCTGACCCCGAACGCCCCTGCGACCCGGATCGCCCCTGCATCAGGCTGTTTATCGCTGTTGTCGGCTTTTACCTGAATGCTGTAACTGCTGTTGACGACTGCGTTATTCACCTTCGCATTTTGAATGATGCCTGGCTGGAGGAAGGCCTCATTAATTAGCAGTGATGAATCGATAGACTGGTTACTGATATCGACACAGATTTTGTTCAGATAATCTGCGGCATGTGCGGAGGAAACGCCTTCGATCCAATCACCCAAACCCCACTCAGGAGAATTGCCGTTTTTATCGATTGGACGTAAACGGAGTTGCACGCGCTCACCCGCCTTCAGGCCACCAATATGCGTTCCAGTTACCGGCCAGGAGATAAGATCATGTTTCAGTCGTCCATCAGAGAACAGACACTGCAATTCCAGTCGGCGTCCCCAGGTGCTTTCCTCGGGCCATTTCCATTTAACACTTACACCCCATAATTCGGGATGAGTCTCTACCGAGAAAATATTTAAACTTTTGGACATTTTACTTTCCTTTTAGGTGCGAGCCTGTCGCATGGCACCGCCGCACGAAAGAAACGGCATTGCCCAGGCTCGCTACTGAAAGACTTTCGATTTAGTGCGCATGCGACGCGCATAAAAAAGCCCGGCGAACCGGGCCAGAGTGGTTAGTTGACCGTGACGGCGCACGCCCCAGAGGTGATGGTCTTGCCCGCGGCGTCGGTGACTTCGCAGGTGTAAGAGCCAGCATCGCCGGATGCCACAGACGGGATGTTGAACGTCGAGGCCGTTTTGCCCGGGATAGCGGTACCGCCTTTCTTCCACACGTAGGTATAAGGAGCGGATCCACCCTGCATGACCACAGCCAGGTCCAGCGCTGAGCCTGTAGTAGCGGATTTAGTTGACGGCAGGTCAGTCAGGAACGCCAGCGGAACAGCGGAGGAGTCGGCGATCGGGTAAATCTGCATGTCCGATTCGAAGTTCATGCGCGCTTCGTTGCTCTCCACGGCATTGATTTCGGTCTTAGGTACCTTCTGGAAGGAAACCGTCGCTGAGTAGTAACGATCTGCTTTGCCGCGAGGGTTGTGGAACCAGACCGCCGTAGTATCGCTGGATTCGTCCAGGTCACTCAGGCGTGCGTAGATAGCCAGTAAGGGATCATGAGCAAACGTGTAGACCTGCACCACGGCGTTTTTAAACGTCGGGATGGTACGGGCTTTATCATCTTCCAGGAACTGGACAGAGGTAGTCTGCTGGTCACCACCTTCAGTGGACAGCGTCATGACCTGCGGCATGGTGATCCACGAGTCGATTTTGCGCAGCGTGCCTGCGCCAGTACCCACCGGGAATTTCTTGGTATCGGTGGTATTAAATGATTCCAGCACGATTTTATTACTGGTCACCGATTTAACGCGCAGCACCATGTTATTGAGCTTCAGCCAGCCGGAGTTAACCTGGACGACATCACCCGCGAGGATCCCGGCAGCGGAGGCAACGGTCAGTTCGCATTCCGTCGCGTTGGAAGCTGCTGTGAAGACAATCGGCGCAAGATAGGCCTTGGCCACGTTCACACGTGACCCGTTAGGGATTGCGAATGCCATTGCATTCTCCTGAATTGAGGAAATAAAAAACCCGCCGGATGGCGGGTCAGTAATCAGCGCGGTACTGCATGCTGACGGGAGTGGTGTAAGTGATGGAGCCGCTACTGCCGTTTGGTGCTGATGTCGGGCGATCCTGTATCGGCGGGCGTACCTGCGGTGGCCCGTTGATGTAAACCGTCAAATCCCCATCCACCAGCGGCAGTCCTTCGGGGAAGGCATCTGCAACGGACGTTGCCAGTCTCCTGGCCTGCGTCACACCGCTGCCTGCTGGCGCAATGATGTTGAGCTGGAGAATGCCCTGGTACGTACGCAGCTGGCCTTCCAGATCCTGCCCTACGGTCTGCGCCGGCAGGATATAAACGCGCCCGTATGGCGCATTATCCGGGGGAGTGAACGCGATGTTCGGCCAGGCCACCGGGAGGCCAAGCGACGAGCAGATAACCGCTACACGGCTCTCCAGCAGGCCAGCGATACGCATTGACTGGTCACTGGCCATTGCGCACCTCGCTCATTGCCTCACGGAACATTTGCGCGGCATCCAGCGCAGTGATACCCACCATGCCGCCGGGCGCCTGACCAGAGTGCCCGTTCTCAAGCGCCGCCGCATAAGGCAGATTATTGGTGAAGTAAATCGAGCTGACCTGGCCCACCCTGAACACCTCGAGCACCGCCATGCCACGGGAGTTTGAACCCTGGCCGGAAGCGTCCGGTGTATCGTTGGACTGCGTCGGCTGGCTGTCGAAACCCACATACCAGTTGTTTTTGAAGCGCCCGCCGACATAGCCCTCAGGCTTTTTGATGTCCATCGAGTCATTTACGCGCAGACCTCGCTTAAGCCGTCCCGATTTGGTCAGGTTGGCAGGGTCATCGCGAAGGGCCGCGTTATGCTCCCGCACCGCAGTGTTGTACGCCGTCGCGGTCTGGTTGACCTGCCAGATATCCGGCTGGCCCACCGGGGACATCTCAACCAGTTGAGCGAGGATTTTAATGCCCGTCCGGCGCACTACCTGATCCATCTCCTGCTTCGAACTATCCACAAATAACTGAATGGCAGCCAGGAACGGCTGATTAACAGTTCCGGCCATGATTATGCCCTCAACTGGATGTTGTAGGAGATCAGCACATCGGCAGGCTTAACCGGGTTTGGCTGCACCACGCGCCATTTCCTGCCGTCAATTTCGATAAGGTCATCCCTGAGGATTTCTGTCTCAAACGTGGCCGCCAGTTTTTTATCGCCGGTGGCGATCAGAGAACCATCAATTTCGCGGGCGGAATACTCAGTAATAACACCCGTAACTGTGGCGGTTACTGTAGGCGTGGTTACCTCTTTGCCGAACTGATCGCGGGTAGTTCCGCCACCGCGGGTAAGCGGATAAGTCTTCCCGTTCTCGGTCAGCAGTCGCGTTGCGGTGTTTCGCATGCGGCGGTAGTCGACTGGCATATCACCCCCTTTCGATGCGGATCTGATTGCCGCCCACCACCAGCCCACGCAACGAGGAGTAGAGCCAGGGGAATGACGGTGCCGCCTTATTCGTACCGGGTTCGTACTGGACCGTGACTGCGCCCTCTACGCGCTCCATCGTTACCGCACCACCACCAGCAACCGAAGGCGTGAGATCAATCTCCTGCGATTCGAGAGCCAGGCGGCATTGGGCATCAACCAGGCGCTGTGAAATGGCGTCATCTGGCAGGTCAACGCCATCGAAGCGCACGCCCGCGCGCGGCCACGACAGCGGCTGTGATGCACTGGAGCGCTGCCCGCGCCATGTCTTGCTTTCCAGATAGTCCATTGCCTGCATCAGCATCTGGCTACATTCGCCATCATCCGCAGGAACGGCATATCCGCGTCCCGCCGCGAACGTACGCAGGTCAATAACGCTGGCGTAGCTGTTGAAAACAGGCGAATGGGGATCGGCAACCAGCATGGTTATTCCTCCAGACGCCAGTCCAGCGCCAGCCAGTTATCCACCTCGTCAGGGTGAACATCAGCGCTCAATGGGCCACCGGGAAATTCTGGGGTATCACGCACCATCACCACCAGATCAATGCTGGCCTGGTCCTGCTGCTGGTCCTGCTGCTGGTCCTGCTGCTGGTCCTGCTGCTGGTCCTGCTGCTGGTCCTGCTGCTGGTCCTGCTGGGCAGGAGTTTGTTCAGCGCCATTCTGCGCGGCAAGCTTCTCAGCCTCACGCTGCGCGCGCTGCTCTTTGGTCAATCCGGCCATCGGGCCTCCTGAATAACAAAGGGGCCGAAGCCCCAGCGGTTAGCCCATGATGATACAGGCGTGACGGTTGGCGATGTCCGCGGTACCCCATGCCAGACCAACCTCGTAACGCACCTGACGGTACTGGCGGTACAGCGCAATCTGGAAGGTGATGCCAGAGACCGGATCGGTCACGTTCATCACGTCGTCAGCACTGTCGCCACCATCCGGCATTGCAGGAGTACGGCACGCCAGCAGGAAGGCGTTACGGTCGAACGCCATATTAGGCGCGAACTCACTCAGCACAGTCACCGCTGCCTGATCCGCCAGGTCCTGACGCAGGCCCGGGGCACCGATGGTGATGCTCGAAGAGGTAGCAGCAACCACCATGTACTGGTTGTCATCACCGTCGAACTTCACTGCGGTTCCGGCAGCAATACCGCCAGTGCCAGCAGAGATAGCAACAATGATGTCGCCCTCTTTCTTCGCGCCGTTGACCTTATAGCCCGCAGCAGTGCTTTTCGCGGTGCGCTTGATGTTGGCGGATTCGTGCAGGTTAAAGCCCATCACACGACCAATAATGCCTTCACGCAGCAACTGATCGGTACCGGCTTCGTTCGCTTTGAACAGTACGGACTGCTTACCACGGATGGACGCCATCGCTTCGCCGCCCAGCACCATGCGCAGGTCAGTAGTAGGTGCGCCGTTATCCACCAGAATCTGACGCGCCAGTGCCATATCTGACAGATCGTCTTTGATGCTGAATGGCGTGTCTTTTGGTGCCCCTACAGCGCGGGAGGATTTGTAATACTGCGCCGCAAGGTCAGCATCCACTTCATTCGCCAGCGCGCGGAATGCCTGCTTGAACTGGTCAGCCAGGATGATGTTGTAAGTGCCGGACGGGCCGACCGCCAACTGCTCTTCACCGTTCCATTTGACCGGAGCCATTTTGGATTTGGTAATGGTCACGTTCACGGTGCCGATGTTCTGGTCGCCATCGTTCGGAGCGGTAGCTGCCGGGGTGATATCTACGGTAGTGGCCTTCGGTGCCACCGGCGCGGTAACGGTCTGGCCTTTGGCGGCCGCATCGGCTTTGGCATTTCGGGCCACTGCCGGGATGAAGCCCACCTGCTCGCGGGACACAACGTCCAGCGCGGTGTAAATGGTAGGGATCAGACCAGTGAGGGTATTGGACATTCAGGTTTCCTTTCGATTAGTCGACGATGGTGACGCCGTCTTTCAGCGCGGTTTGCTTACCGACGTTATCCAGAGCATCGAACGCATCGCGTTTCATTGTTTTCTGCCCGGCCTGATGCTGCGACTGTCGGGAGTCGCCGCCGCTGTTGCCGGACGCTTTGAGGATGTAGTCTTTCTGCGGATGCAACTCGACCAGAGATTCCAGCGCTTCATCGAAGTCAGCCAGTTCGCCGGGCTTGGTGCGGGAGAACACCTTGTTGCCCTGCCCGTCGTAGGCCACGACCTTGCCGTCTTCGATTTTGAAGTTCTGGCCGAAGTGGGAACGCACGAACTCAGCCGGGATCGCCATCTTCTCGGAGATAAACTTCGAACCACCGAAGCGGCCGCCGATCATCTCGTCGTAGAGTTGGGATTCGAGCTGTTTGGTCTTGCCGTTCGCTTCGTCCAGCTGCTGCTGGAATACCTTGGTGATCTCGGCCTTCACCTGGTCAACGGCGCCAGCGTCGATCAGCTTTTTCTGGTCGATTTTGGTCATCATATCCAGAGCTTCGAGCGCCTTGGTCGGGTCGGTGATGCCAGCGAACTTAGCGAGACCGGCTTCCGCCGCTTCCTTCGCCTCACGGTGGGTTTTGGCCTCGCCGTTCAGAGAGGTGATTTTGGTCATCGCTGCGGCTGCATCGAACGGGAACTCCTTGCCGTCATCATGGACGTACACAGGCATACCGTTTTCAACGACCACATTTCCGTTTGCATCGAGTTTGAGTCTCATTTTTTTGCTCCAGCCTTCCGGCCATTGGTAGTGGGTCATCCGACCCGGTCACCGCGTCGCATCCGCTCAGCGGCAGGCATAAAAAAAGCTGCCCGGAGGCAGCCTGATGTTGATGAGGTTGTGCTATTCAAACGCCGACGCATCCACGCGGCGCAGTTCGTCCAGGGTCAGGAACTCCCCGGCATCGTTGAACATCTCCGGGACGGTGATTTTGCCGTCACGCAGCATCTGTGCCCGGGTAACGCCCAGCACCTGCTCTTGTCGCGCGTATGGCTGCCGGGTGAGCCAGTCGGCATAGCTGGTATGCGCTGGCACCTGCCCGTCCATTGAAGCGCGTGTGGCGCTGCTCAGCTCGTCAGAGGGTATCTTCAGTTCTTCCCACGACTTCGTGATCAGGATTTCGCCGGAGCGGCAGCAGAAGTGAATTTTGCCGGGGCCGCGCAGATACGGCACCACATGCCCCAGCGGCTTGCCGTCGAGGGTGTAGAGCTTGCGGTCGCGGATGATGCACCACTGGCTGGTATGCGTGTCCAGCGTGGACGACCACTGCTTGGCCTTGACGATATCGCTGTTGGCCTGGGCAAATTCCTGCCGCGCTGTAGCGGCCATATGATTCACCGCGGTGCGGGTCACCACCGCCAGGTCACGCCGGGATGCATTGATCACCCCATCTTCACGGTTAAGTTTTGGCGTGCCGGCAACGCGCCGGACAATCTGCTCTACCGTTTCGCCCTGGAGGAAACCGGAGCGCACAGCATTGGTGATTTTGTCCAGCCGGTCGGCTTCAAGCTTCTGACCCCACTCCTTCAGCAATCTCCCCTGGAACGGCTGCGCTGCTGCTGCGGCGTAGACCTGCTCAGGGGCAATGCTCTGCAGCGGAACGTGTTTAAGGATTTGCTGCGGGATGATGCTGCTGAAAAGGTCCAGTTGATACCCGGCCTCGTATTCAACGTAGCGCGTCAGTTCGCGTGCCAGCGCCGCGTTAACCGGTTCGTAGGCCTGATGATTCAGTTCACGCACACCAGCCAGCAGCGATGCCAGGCGACGGGCGCTATAGGTATCTGCTCGTTTGCCGTCCAGAAGCACCAGCAGTTTCGCGGCCAGTTCGGCATCCAGTTTATTCAGCAGCGCCACCATGCGCCGGGCGACGCCAGTGCCGTAGCGCGTCACATACAGGCCATGCGCTATCGTCTCATCCTGCAGGCGGTCGTTGACGGAGCGGGCCATATCACACCTCTTCTGCTGGCGGTCCGATCAGCGAGGCCGATTCAGCCAGCAACTCATCAAGGACTTTCTCAGGGTCGGCATCAGCATCAATCAGGTTGAGCTTCTGCAGGGCTTTAATGGCATCAATACGACGGAGGTCACCACCCTGGCGCAGGGACTGAATAGCCAGCGCCGCCGGAGGGTTGAACTCATTCGACTCAACGTCCAGCTCAGTACGGACATCAACGTTGCCACCCTCTTTCTCACCGATGTACTCGGCCATGATTTGCAGGATGTTGTCGATCGCATCCTCCAGGCTGGTCGCCATGGTGTAGAGCGGGGACTGCTCCTGCATTTTCTCTTCAGAGGTCTGGTCTAATGACTTCGTCGAGGTATTGTCGGTGCGCAGCAGCTTCGCGCCAGCCTGGCGCATCTGCTCCACCAGTTCAGCCAGCGACTCTTTGCCTGCGCCGATAGAGGAGCCAGTGTGCTCGACGTACTCGAGGCCCTGCGTCTGCCTATCAGTGAATGAAGTTGCGGAAGAGGATCCGATCGTCAGTTCTTCTCCCTGCTCCAGCCCAAATACCGTCAGGATCGGCACTCGCGCCACATGGAGGATGTTGTCCTGCTCGCTCTGGCTCTGCCAGTGCTTGACGTTCAGAAGCGCCATGTTGAGAAGCGGCGGTGAACCACACATAAAGCCGGTGCGCTTGGTGTAGAGCGTGACAAGGGTGATATCCCTGCGGGAGGTTTGCCATTCGTCATGTAACGCCCAAGTGGCCTGCCCCTCTGCACCGGTAGACTTCCGGTGAATCTGCACCTTGCCCGGCGTCAAAAGGCGGATCTGTTCGACTTTCGTCTGCCCGAAGTCGTCACCGTCTTCGACCACCACCTCTTTGATGCGCAGCGACGTGAGCACGACCTTGCCGCCAGTCATCTTCGACTTCCAGCCGATCACCTGGCGGGGATTCAGCATTGTGACGTATGGGCGTGCGCCGGTCGCCTTCTCATCCGCCTTGGTCTTGACCTGTTCGGGGTCAACGCGCGGATAGTCCACCAGCGCATGGGAGAGGCCATACTGCATCGCCAGGCTGAAGAACGACTGTGCCCATACATCCAGACGGGTACCTTCAAGGTCCACGTCTTTTGCGAACTCACGCAACTGGTCCGGCACGTTCTCGCCCAACTGGATTGGTTCAGCGAATACACGCCCGACGTTCTGGTTGATCGTCTCTTCGTAGGCAGGGAGGAGCGTGGCCACCGCCAGGCGCTTTTTGTAATCCTCTTTGTCTTCCTTAGGCCAGCGCGGCAGATATGTCTCACCCAGCTCGCGCATGTAAAGCGTACCGCCCATCAGGGCGTCGTTAATGTCCCACGCCTGCACCATGTTCCCATAGTCCAGATTGGGTGTTGAAATATCAGGCATGGTCTTACATCCGTAGTTTGGTGACTTTGCCAGTTGGTTTGATGATCGGGAATTGCTTCACGATGTAATAACCACCAGCATCATTGGGGTGATCGTTATCAGCGGATTTATCCGGCTCGCCATTCGCCGCCCATACCTGTTGTTCCAGGCTGTCGGTGTAAACCGGGCAACGGGTCACGTTAACTTTGTAGCGGCGCTCTCCGTTGCCGTTGCAGAACATGGCGTTCACGGAGTTAATGCGATCTTTCACCGGCGGGTTGGCGGCGTTCACCACCACGCTAAATCCGGCCTGTTTAAGCTGCGCGATATCCGTGGCGCTGGCGTTGTTCGATTTGCGTGAATCGCCGGAAGCATCGGGATAGATGTAAATCTGACGAGAGGCGACATAACGTCCACCCTCATAGCGCCAGAACTCCTCCTGGATGCGCTTAATCATCGCTGGCGTGTCATAAACCTTCACCAGCTCCCTTACAGCCCTCGGTTCTCCGTCGCGCAGCACATGGACGATGGCAGCCATCTTGCCAACGTTAAAGTCCATGCCGATATACAGCGGCTCACCTGCCTGTTCCTCATCAGTACAGCCATTAAGCAGGCGATCAAACTGGTGATAGATGGTGCCGCTGGTCAGGTTGGTGAATTTCCCACGCAAATACGCCTTAATCAGCTCTGGCGGATAGGAGTCCATCAGCGATGGGATGTAATCGTGGGGAAGGTTCGCTTCATTATCGAACGTAGAGGCCTGTATCAGGCCATACAGCGTCGCCAGTTCAGGTTTATCGCGCACAGCTTTAACAAACTGCTGGTAGACGAACTTAAATCCCTCTGGCGTGGTGGTCACATCGATGCCGTTACGCAGGCCGTCAACCTTGTAGCGCATACGAGCGATGATTTTTCGCCATGCCTGCTGCGCTTTTGCGGCAGCCATAACATCCAGTTCATCAACCATCGCGTTGCCGATTTTGAAGCCGACAATAGAGCCTGGCTTCTCCATCGAACGGCAGATAGTCGTGCCGCGGTACTGACGCCCGGCGTAGAAGTGAACCTCTTTGTTCCCCTCGTTGATTTTGACGTTCATGCCCCAGTCGAAAGCCACCTCTTCCACTGTCGGGTAGAAGATGTCACGTATCTGCGGATAGGTTGGCGCGAAGTAGCCCTGGTTGATTTTGGGGAACTCCCACATCCCCTTGCAGATGCCGCCGCAGCCAACCCACGTCTTACCGGAACCGAACCCGGCAACGTAGGCCTTAAACTTATGCGGCATTGCGAGGAAACGCGCCTGGGGAACGTTAAGCGTCGGCGCTATCATCACGAACCCTCGCGTCTACCACGTTAATGTTGATTGCAACTGGTGCCGGGATATCATCAGGATCGGCTGCCAGCTCTTTGCGGAGTTTTTCCACTTCCAGTTGCCGACGTTCGATTTCAATCTGCTGCAGACGCTGCGCAAATTCGCTATCGGCCAGGCCCAGGCGTTTCATTACCGCTTCGTACATCCGCTCGCGGCTGATAGCCGTTATCTCGACGCCATTCTTACCCAGCTTGACGCCGGAATAAGCCAGGGCAGCATCAGGAGGAAGTTTGCGGGTATCCGCGAAGTATGGCTGCCCTATTCCATCGCCATTGCAGCGTGGGCAATCAGGGTTAGGCTCCCGGTTATGGTCGTAGCCATAACCGCCTGGGTCCTCAGGGAGCTTTGCTCGCTCGTTCCCTTCCACCTTTGCGCAGGCCTCGTCAAATTCCACAGCGTCGCGCCATTGATAGTGATGACCGAAGCCCCAGCAATAACGGCAGGCGCCGCGACGATACTGTGAAAGCTGGTTTGCATCGAAGGTGGCGAGTTGCCATATCTGGGAGAGAACTTCATCGGCACTGCCAAGCGTGCGTTCAATGGACGCTTTCTGCTGCTGCGCAATAGCCTGAGCCACGCTAACTTTTGCTAACAGCCTTGCACCCTGCTCATTGGCTGTCTTTTTGCTGTACCCCGCCCGGATAGCTGCCTGTGTAGCATTGCGATCCTTAAGATATTCTGCAACGAAAAGTCTTTGCTGGGCCGTTAAGTCATCATCCTCCACCAGCTCATCTGCGCACTTTTCCTTTTGCGCAGTGCGCACTTTCTTCTGCGCAGCTTTTTGCGCAGTTTGCGCAGAAGGCTTTTTGATGTGTCGGCGTGCGGTTGCATAATTCAGTCCCTGCGCTTCACACCACTCCTTCGGTGATACGCCGGTTACGGCATGGTCGGACAGGAACCGTTGCTGAAGCTCGCCCCAGTCCGGTTTTGCCATTACTTACTCCAATAAAAAAGCCACCAGCGGATGCCAGTGGCTTGGGTTTAGTAACCAGGAATGGATTCGAACCATTGAGCCAGAAGATATTGGTCTTCTGCACCATCTTCCAGCTTATAGCAGCGTCACGCTTCGTCCGGAACGGTATTACCCGACATCTCGCGCACCTGATTAATGTATATCGGCATTATCACAGGCATTCGCAATTGCGCTATTTTATGGTTACTAAACATCAGTGCTTTTTGCGTTTAGCCTTAACCTCTTCTACTGCTTTTTTAACGATGCTACATATTTCTTCTGCACCATCTGGGCAGTAATGGTTGTACTTCCCGCCCTCACTCATTTCCCGGCGTACATCGTTCACGACCCCTTGCAGGCTCAGACCTGAATCTTCGTTAAGGGATAGGACTACCAGTAACGCCTGTTGAAGATGATCTTCTTTGTCGTTATGCACAATTCCATCTCGTTCAAAGTTGTAAGACTTTAAATGTAGACTGAATTACCTCACACACTGCTTCCTGATGTACTCCTGCAGCTTTCTCAGGGCTGAATGGTCTTGCTTGATTCCAACCCGGATGCCGAGAACGTTTCGTCCAACAACGTCAGAGAACATGAAATGTTTCACTTAAGTTAATTTAATGTTTTGTTTCCTTGTCCATATGTACTTAATAAGCCATGATTTCTTCAGGAAATAAATACAACAATATGTATTAGGTTGCCGGGGATGATGATGTCGCATCTTCCGGTCTTTTTCCTTGTTAAACCCTCATAACCATTATCAAGCCCACCAGCAGATGGGCTTTGTAATGGCTAGCCGTCGAGTTGCAATACACCATGTTCCAGTGAGTCGGAGTATGCAATCAGTCCGGTATATTCCGGGACAATCTCGCCATCATCCGCTTCGAACTGCGGGATTGTCACAGTGGTGATGGTGTATTGTGCCTGGCCGTCTTCTTTGGCGAAGGCTGCCAGGTCTTCAATCTGTTTTGCTGTAAGAACTACTGTCATGCTTATTCCTCGGTGATTAAAAGCCTCTCGATTTCGAGGCTAAGAATTTTCTATGCTTAAAGTTCAGAGGAGACGGTGTCCGGGCCTCAGGGTTAAGACTTTAACGAAGCATATGACCCTATATCAGGACGTTTACTTTTATGTATTAAGAATCATCCTGGTGTTACCGCTTCCGCTTGTTGAATCAGAACCACGGACCATATTTATAACTCCCTGCAAGGCTCCTACCTGCACCAGGGAATCCCATGGAACTGTCTCATGACCCGCATGAGTACACTCAGAAACATCCGTCCATAGCATGTCTTGCCCTCTCTCCAGGGGGCTTTATTTGTCAAAAAAAGACCAGCTCGGACAGAACTGGTCAGGGTCATACAGCAATGTAGATAGCTTTTGCACAAAGTTCGACGTTATGCCTGTTCCTTCAGTCTTTCCCTCAAACCCCGGATGCCTCCCGGTGAACTTACTCCAGTAAGCAAATTCGCATACGTCCAGCTTTTACTGGTTGCCCCACCGCTTAGGGGGATTGGCTTAAATGGCAAAGATGTCGAATCACTCGTGCAATTTGAATGTAGTTGATGCCAAAATTTTTACTGTGAGTTGTATAAAACTTTTTGCTTAGTCGGGCTAATAAATATTCAGCAGGTATTAGCCTAATCAGAAAAAAAGTGTCATTTTCGTTATTATTTTAATACTTGGGATTTTTATTGAGTCATGCACTACATTGATATTCTCCTTGTAATGTTGACCCTCTTGGTCTCCCTTCCGAACTGCAGGATTTCATTTCGGAAGGGACATTTTTCGGAGCCATCAAGCCCACAAGCAGTTAGCTTTGCATTCACTTCACGGCTTTATACCAGGCCTGCCAGCGGTACTTATCGAGGCGCAGCTGGCGCAGGCATTCCGCAGTTTCGATATCAGCCTGCAGATCTTCATCGCTATTGGTGCCAGCGTTACTTCCCTTGCAGGGTTCCTGCATCAAATCCGCTGATGGAGTTGGCAGCGTCGATTGCCTCTCTGCGCAGCCGGACAGACTCATCGTCAAAATCACAAACGGTACGATTTGGATCCTGGACATATTTCACCACGTCACGGGTTATGGTTCGGTAGATTACCCGGCCTTCGTCTCTGGCCTGAGCGGCCTTCAGTTCGACAGGCTGAATAGCCTTTTCGGCTTTGGCCCGCTTATCAGCGGCCAGCACGTTGATGTGTTCAGCGTGGGCATACCAGCCATTCCTGTAACGTAGCTCGCCATAGCCACAAGCGAGTAGCATGATCATGACAGCGAGCAGCAGAATCGTTCGAAGGCTAAAGGTCATGTTTACTCTCCGCCAGGCACATCGATCGCTCCATCTCTCGCCGGTTCTGGAGGCCTTTCCATTTCATGCCACCAGCGTAAACCCAACGGCGCATTTCTTCGCACGCCCCGTCGTGATCACCTTTGTTCAGTTTGCGCAGCAGCGTAGACTTCGAGAACGCGTCAGAACCAACGTTAAAGACAAAGCTGTAAAGCGCGGCGCGCTGATACTCGCCCAGCGGCACCCTGACCAGATTGTCTACCGTACGCTTGGCTGGCTGGAGGTCTTTCCACAGCAACTGGTCACACTCGCGATCGGTATAAGTCTTGCCCCTGACGATATCCCGCCCAGTATGGCCGTCGCACACAGTCCACACCCCGGCGACGTCTTTATAGGCCTCATACTTGCGCCCTTCGACGCCATCCTGCCCACCGAGGAAAAGTGAGGCAATCAGCATTGCACCGCCACCAGCTGCGGCGATCAGTTTATTGCGAAGGCTGCTGGTCATTGGCATATCAGTCTTCTCCAACTTTCACCGCCGGGCCGTATTTCTCCAGCGCCTTAACTTGCGCATTAGCGACCTTGCGTTTGAAATACCAGTTAATGAGTCCGGTAACGATAATCCCGGCAATACCTGCCAGTACGCCGATGGCGCTCCATTCGTCAGGACTCAGTTTTGTGAGGACGCCGTTCAGGATGGTTCCTCCTGAGGTGCCGAGGGCGACTCCGGTGACAAGTTTGCTCATACGGGACATTTCTCTCACCTCGCCAGGATGCGGGTGCTGTGTGGGTAGGGCTCAGGCTCGCCGGATGAATTAACGACAGACCTTGATGGGGGTTTCCGAGAGTCTGAAATAAAAAAAGGCCCGCTTATTCAGCAGGCCTAACTAATTAAACAATTTAAGTAGGTAGTCGTGTTACTTGGCCATTCCCGGTGCAACAACTGTGTCGAGCAGCGTCACTTCCCGACCAGGATGTCGGGTGGGCGGTTATGGTCTGGTTCACAATTTAAAGATAGCACCAGTTTCAAAGTGGGGATAAAAAAATGCCTGCTTTTACAAGCAGGCATAAATTGAAACAGTCACGGATACTCAGATAGGTGCCGGGTGCCTCCCGGTGACTCGTTACCAGTTATACGAGCCGCAAGTACATACATATTAACTGGATTGCCCCACCGCACAGGGGGATTCACCAAATATAAGCCTATACCATATATTGAAACGCACCGGTGTTTCTTTTAAATATGTGGTGGCGTTAACGGGCCTGATAAAATCTCAGTCTCTCCGTCATTACAAATATCATCACCTTGTGTAAGGTGCCAGATACCAGTAGAGATTCTGCCTGTTTCAAGGTCTTCAGTTTCGCCGTCAGTGTAATAAGCAACCTGAACTCTGCCGCCGTACTGTATCCAGTAGAATCCTTCTTCCATAATGATTGTCCTCTGCAAGCTCTGACAGAACTCATCAGGATGACATTATCTGATATGTAAACCGGAATCCAGGCTTGCTGTGCGCAACATAACCTACATCAGAGCCGGACAAAGAAGTGCATGAGTGGGTGTGATGCCGGGTGCCTCCCGGTGACCCTGCGCCAGACCACAGAACCGCGTTACTCACCTGCCTGTCTAGCCGCCCCACCGCATAGGGGGATTCACCACCCAAGCACTCTACGTGACACTATCCATAAAAGATAGTTATTAAATTATTTTCACTAATCTGACCGCAGCTTTTTAATCGTTCTGGCATCTGGCTCTCTGTTTTCTGGCAATCAAGGGGCTAACCTTGGGGTGTGCAAAAAACACACAGGAGGGTCAAATGTATAACTCTATTTTGGTTCCCATTGACGTTTCCGAGGATAGCCTGACAAACATGGTGATTCCCTTTGTTCAGGCGCATGCAGTCCTCAACACAGCAAAAGTCCATTTTCTCACGGTTGTACCTTCGCTTCCGTATTACTCATCATTAGGCCTGGCATATTCAGTAGAAATGCCAAAGATGAAAGAATTCCAGGACGCTGCCAAATCAAAGCTGGATGAGATCGTTAAGAAATTTAAAATTCCTGCTGACAAAATACAACTACACGCAGTGGCGGGGTCGCCAAAGGACCAGATCCTTAAGCTTGCTGATATGATAGACGCTGACTTAATAATTATTGCATCCCATAAACCTGATATATCCACATATCTGCTAGGTTCGAATGCTGCGGCTGTTGTACGGCACGCGAAATGCCCTGTCCTGGTCGTTAGGTAGATATTACAAGTTCGTGAAGTGCACTCTGCATGAAGAACGGAGGGAGCCTCCAGAGGTGTGAGGTTCCCCAAGAATCTTGATTCTGGTTAGGAACAGTGATTTCACGGGCAACTCACGAAGGCGCAAATAATAAAAAACCCGCTCGGTGGCGGGTTTTTTAACGGTGAACACGCAATGCCCATCGTTGGAACAAAATTAACACAGATTCGGGAAAAGTAAATAGCCCATGATTGAAACGTAAGCCGTTTTCGTGAGCATTATCGTGTTATCCGCTTAAGCTGCGCTTCTGCCCAGGCTTCTTCGATATCAAATTTCGTGATCAGCTGATCGTAAAACGGCTTAACCGACTTCTTCCAGGTATCCAGGCTGATCGCATCAGTAATCTGGCAAACAGCCGCATACGCCTCAGTTGATGGGATGCGTTCATATCCGCGACCGCTGCAGCGTTTGCAGTCAGTCAGAACCGGCACGCCCTGCTTCTGCGTTTCCTTCTGGTCTACAGCTTTACCGCGTCCCCGGCAATCATTGCAGGCGCAGCTGACAACCTTCTTCCCCTTGCAGGTGGAGCAGAGCACGCGGGCCACCTCTCGCACCTGGCGCTTAACCTCGAAATCACTCGGTGATTGCTTCAGGTCTTTGGCCCACTGAGGGAGCCGCATGGTGTAGTGCGATTTCATCGAGAACACGTCAGCTTCAATGAAGCCCTGACCGGAACAGCAATCGCACTGCTTCACGCTGGCGGCGCTGCGGGAGTAGTCCTCAAAAGCGAAGGTGGCCAGCTGGCGCATCACCAGTGGCTTAACCCCGGCCTCCAGCTTGCGCAGCGCGGCGACCTTATCGCATTTACTCAGCGCGTATTCGGCCAGCAGCGCGATCGCCCTATCCCGGTCGTTCTGGCTGATTCCCATCTTTCCGAGGAAGGCGCTGTAACCCATGGCGGCGCGTTCCTGCGTCATGCCCATGGCCGCCATGATATCTGTACCGGTCAGCGCATCTGATGCAGTGGCGCGCGGGGAGTCGCTGATCATCGTGGATTTTGCGAAGTGGTATTTCACGGTGTTTTCGAGGTTCATGCTGCGGCTCCTGCCATCTGGTAAATGCGAATAAAGTTTCGAAGAATGCGATAGTCCACCAGCACCGTTCCCGGGCGGCGATAAATGCGGAGGCGCAGCCAGCGCATGCGAAGCGATTCGATCAGTTCTGGTTTCATGCGGCCACCTGCTGCTTAAGTTGTTTGAGTTTTGAGCGATACTCGTCGCGGATCCGGATGTAGTCGTCGCGCTTCCATTTCGGTAATTCGTGCGGGCCCATAAGGGCATCAAAGCGGGCCTGGCCGATTTTAGCGATAAGCGCCGGACGGTAGGCGGTAAGGTTGCCAGAAAGATGGTTATTGCATGGGGCGCACTGGCGATGGCAGTTGTCCTCGTTGAAGCGCAGCTCCGGATTGGCACCAGTCGTGCGGTAATGCCCGGCGTGATACTGACCGTAGTGATATCGACCACAGCTGATGCATGGCTGATGCCGATCCCGGTATCGGATGAACTCGTTAAAAGCCTGTTGGGCCAGGTCGCGGAAGTAACTCAATGGCTTCACCGCCTGGCGGCGTTCAGCCTGCCGCGCACGCTTCGCCTTCTCCTCTTCGCGCTGGCGCTTCTTCTCCGCACGCAGAGCCTCAGCCCGGTTCTTAGCTGTCTGCGCTTTGGCAACGGCGGTGGCGCACTCGTAGCAGCAGACCACCTGGCCGTCACGCACGGGGTGGAACCACTCACGACAGCTCTGGTTTACGCACTTACGGCGGGGTTTCTTAGCCATGCTCACCCCCAGACCTTTTGGCGGAACGTACGCGGCGTGGGCTCGAGGTACTTCAGCTCCTGCCGCTCAACGCTGACGGTCCAAGTTTTGTAGCCAGGGTTGAGGCTGCGCTTAACGGCTACGCCGCGGCGCTGGTACTGCCGCTGAAGTTCATCGGCCTGCTCGGTTGTGCATTCGGTGTGGTGGAACCATGATTTAGCCATCGAGTCAGCCCCCGAAGCTCAGCAGCTGCGCAGCGGCGTTCTCAGCCTCTCGCTGGTCCCGGAATGCGCGCGACAATATCCAGCGCCACAGAACATCGAGCACGGCTTTGTAGAGCTGCTGAAACTCGGTCTCGTCCATATTGGCGAAGGCGATACTGCGGGGATGTTTCCGGAGGGTGCCGTCAGGCAGCTGGATGGCGTCGTAGTGCCCGGATGCGATGGTCACCCAGGCGCGATATGCGTCAAAGGATTTACAGGCGCTGATGCTGCCAGTGCGCTTATCGGCGATGCGTTCGAGATAATGCTCAGCAGCATCCAGCAGCGCGGTTTCGCTCCCGCCGAACGATGCCAGGAATTTGGCATAGCCGGTCACCAGCTTGCGCTCGTTCGACGAGATAGCGCCGCCGGTCGGCTCCCAGTATTCGAAGCCGAGATTCAGCAGAGCGAAGAAGCGACGGTGAAAGGCCGGGTTACGAACCTGTTTGAAGTCGGCCACCAGCACGGCGCCAAGCTTGATTTTTGATTGCAGTAATTCGCTGGTCTCCGGCGTGGCCGGGATCAGGATTCCTGAGGACTGCTTGATGAGTTGTAACTGCGCCATGGTTTTCTCCGTGGCGCATCAGGTCAACGGGTGTTCAGTCCGTTGATATCATAATATCAGAGGGATGTGAGACGTGGTAGCCAATGCTGGTAAGAAACCGGGCAGCAGATGACGGCGTGAACACAAATTCATAATTCATAAGAGGACGAAGCGAGACTAGGCCATTAGTGCGATAGACGAGGTAACCACGGTCGAGCGGCATCGAGCCCATAACCTTTCCATCTGAACGTCTAATGATGTCGTACCAGTCTGTCTGTTCCTGACTATCGTTCACATAACCCCCCTTCTCTACATTCAACAAAATCTAACCAACCGGCAGGGACAAATCCCTGCTATGAGGTCAACATAACAAAAGGCTTAAATTTCCAAATAGGTTCGCCGAAGGAAAAATAATACTTCTTTGATTCAATGGTTAAACCATACATCAAATTACTGTATAAATGAACAGTATTAATTGATTTTGCTGAAGTATGCACCTGAAAAGCAGCGTTATGCAAGCTCATTTATCCTAATGATTTTTATGATTTTTCCTTTATCACATCCGCTTTATTAGCGTTGTCTTTATAAGCTATGACAACACGTAACATGAGGCATAAATATCCGGTTCAGATACTACCGCACTTTTGGAAGGAGCAACCCTGTCTTTTAAAGCTATATTAAATCGATGAGCGGTGCGTTAAGTTGCACGTTCGCTAACCGATATGGTTTATTTTTTAATCATTTTAATATCGATATAACCATGGTCGACTTGTGGCATCTATAGATTAAGAATCGAGAGCAATTGAGTAGACTTCAACCATTAATCCATTGTTCAGTTCCCAGTGATAATCCTCTGACAAGGCCCTCGCTTTAGATATAGCAATCAAAATATTTGTTGTGTAGTAAGTCCCCTCCCCTCGATTACAGCCCTCTTCCATTTGTCACACATCACCTAAAAATTTACTTTACCTTGTCCTTTGGAAAAAACGTATGCACTTAACCGCAACATTAAGACCACTAATTTTACTTAAGGTTTAAAATACATCGACATTTGGCAATGAGCAGGCATTTCCCTGACACTAAGTAAATCTGCCTAAATTCTAGCCATTGCGCCCTACCACTTTAGGTCTGGCCGAAATCCCAATAAAAATGAACAAATACAATGCATTAATAAAAAATCATCTCGATATCGAAAGAATGCAACTCCTAATGTTAAAGGCTCGAGGTAATGAATGATACTGAGTATGCTTTTACCTTTATCGCTGAATTGACACTACCTGTGTTCGATGTACATTCTATGTTCACAACAGGTTTTTAATTGCACAGACAATGCTTAATGATGTGCTATAGATCAAAAATCCAATCACAAGAAGTGATTTTTTATCCATTTTTCGATTAATTTGTTTAAACACGGTAATTTATTGTTAATTACAAAGGAGATTTAAGTGAAATTTGTAAACATTCAATGGGGGAGCAGTGAAGCAAAAGGAGACAGTAATCTAAAGGATTACTTCTATGAATTCCCGGGGTTCCAAATGATTATGAAGGGAACTTACAGATATATAATTGGTAGAAAGGGGACAGGTAAAACAGCGGTTATTGAGGTTGTGAAAAATAAAGTTGACAAGGATCCTATGGCCTTTTATGCCGAAATGTCCTTAAAAGACTTTCCGATAACTATTCTCAAAGAGTTACGTGACAAGGGTTTCGAAGGAAAAGCTCAATACGTACCTGTATGGGAATTCCTAATTTTGTCCCAAATATGCAGAACAATAATATATCAAGATAACGGCATATCTTCACTCGAATCAGTTGAGGATTTGAGAAGATTCTATGAAGATAATGACATTGAAAATCTTTCAGCGACACAAACCCTCACTGTTATGAAAGAAAGAAATGCCAAATTTCAGATATCTACTCTGCTAAAATACCTTCAAGCAACTGTTGGGTTCGACAAAAAAAAATCCATGACTATGGTAATGGATATTCACTATCAAAAAATATCCTTAGCAATAAAGGAATTAATAAAAACGATTACAACGCAATCGGTTTATCATGTTTTCCTTGATGAATTAGATGAGGAATTTAAATCAGGAGACAAATCCAATAAAACACTTATCCTTTCATTATTGAGAGCCGTTGAAAATCTTAACACATATTTCCTTGAAAGCACTTCAGTAGCATTTCGGCCATTAGTAGCATTAAGAAGTGATATTTATAACACACTCCAAGATGACAATGACACTAACAAGTTGCATGATTTTATTTTTAAATTAGACTGGTCAATTGACGTTGAAGACACAAAAGAAACCGACATGTCAATCATTAACATCATCAACAGGAGGATAAGCTTTTCAGGTGGCGGTAAAAATCTCACATGGTCTGATATCGTGAGGGATGACACTCCCGATTATATCAAAGGTGGTATTTGGAGTTATATCACCTCAAGAACATTTACTCGCCCCAGAGACGTTATAAAATACCTGAAAATATGTCAAGATAAAAACCCTGTACATGATCTATCCTTTAATAATGTTGAAGCCTCAGAAGGTGCTTATTCTGAATGGTTTTACAATGAAATCAGGAACGAAATTTACACTCACCTTCCCGTGTGGGATGAATGCCTAAATGTATTTAGGGACATTGGTTATTACAGAACAAGTAAAGAAGAATTCTCCAAGCGTATACTCGCTCGTCCAAGGGTGGTTAAATATCTGGATGTCAATGGGAAAACACCTGATGACATAATCGAACAGTTATTTAACTTCAGTCTTCTTGGGAATATTGATGATAAAAACCGATGGAGCTTCAAATATAAAGATGATGATACATTATGGAATAGTGAAGCCGATTTAATACTTCACTTTGGCATTTCTAAAAAATTTAGACTTCCAACATATCGCCGTTAGGAAAGCCATTGTTAGCAACCCTCATGAGAGGGTTGCATTATCACATCGGAACAAAGTAAAAAATCAACACGACTATCGACGATGACATCTTAAATATACGTTTTAATTACTAATTTAACTATGCGTTGCACATATATGTCCATAAATGATTTTTAATATTTTCTCAAGCATGCTCGCAATCTTGCGAAAATTTTGTGGATCTGATAGCTCTGTCAATTCTGGCGACACACTTCGGCGATATTGGACCGCTGGCGCTCTACCGGCATTGGCTTAATGCCCGCTTCCCCGCCCGGCTCCATGACGTAGACCGGGTGGCGGCGCTGGCCGATGTTCTTCACAGCACCAGCAGAAACGAGATGCTCGAGCAGGCGGCAAGCCTTTTTGCTGTCGCAGCCCAGCAGCTGGCGAACCTGACGCGGGGTGATCTCCCCGCTGCGCTGGATGGCGCGGATGATTGTCCAGAGGTTGTTACTTGCCATCTGCAGCCCCCTTGCCACCCACGGCACGCAGGTGTGACACTTTCCCGCGGTAACTGGCCCAGTCGAAATTGACCCAGACGCCCGAGTCCATCCGCAAGCGGTCGATGACCCGCGCCCCGAGGGTAGCTACCAGCTCGTCGTAATTCAGGTTGCTCAGGATGCCTACTGGCTTCATGGCGGAAAGCCGGCGGTCGATGACCTGGTTGATGATCACCTTCTCACCGCTCGAGCCGCGCTGAATCCCTACCTCGTCCAGCACCAGCAGATCGACGTTGCAAAGGTCGTTTAGCAGTGATGATTCGGACTGGCCGTCGTCATAGCATTCGCGCACGCGGAGCATCAGGTCAGGGATGGTCACCACCAGAACGGAGCGGCCAGCGGCCAGCAGGTAGTTACCGATCGCCGCCGCCAGGTGGTTCTTTCCGGTCCCCGGCGCGCCGCTGAAGACGAAGCTTGCGAATCCGCCGCCGCCAAAGTTCTGCGCGTAGCTCTTCGCCATGCTGTACGCCTGGCGCTGCTCCGGACCCGACACTTGGTAGTTTGCGAACGAGCAGCTGCGGTGCAGAGCCTGGATGCCGGCACGACCAAAAATCTTCTCCGAGCGTGCACGCTGATTCTGCTTGTCGATCTCCTCAGAACGCTTGCGGCCCTCAGCTTCCTGCCATGCCTGCCACTCTTCGACGCTGTTAAATTTCGGCTGTACGCTGGCCGGGATGAACTTCTTCAGGCGCTCAAGTGCACTGCCAGTTCCGATTAAGCTTTTCATCGCTACCCCCTGAACCCTGGTGGAATGGTGTTATCTGGACGGGAGATGGTATTGGGATCCCGAACGCCTGACGGCACTGTCACTTCCCAGGCTTCCTCGTAGTGTTTCGAGGGGCCAAAGAACGTTGCGGCCTGTTTGACGTACTCGGTGTTAAGTTTGCCCGTAGCTCTCACGAAGTCGGCGTATCGCTGCGTGCCGTCGAGTAACTCTTGAACCGTGGCTCCCGAGTTAACTCTGGCATTCCAGGCTTTGCAGGCATCCGCCTTGCTGTTGCCTCCGGCGCGCTTTGGATAAATCGCCCACACCTGCTCGAAGTCATCTGAATAGGCGTTCTTTTTCGGAGGCGCATTGCCATCGGCCGGAACATCACTCTCTGGGGGGGTGGCGGAGCCATGCCCCGAAGTATTTTCCTGTTCCTGTTCCTGTTCCTGTTCCTGTTCCTGTTCCTGTTCCTGTTCCTGGTTAAGAAACCGTTCCAGAACCCTTTCGGAACCCTTAAGTTTTGAGCTTCCGATATGGGCTATAGCATCGGCCATGACCCGCGCCAGCTCTGATTTCACAGTGGATTTGTCCGGTACCTGAGCAAACAAACGCAGAGCAGCAATGCCTTGGTTGGGATTTTCTACGGGATTCCACCGCATGAAGTTCAGAATAAGAACCCATTTCGAGGCCGAATCACGTGTTGCGAAACCGTTTTGAGATAGCTCGTCAAACCCTTTCGAAACCCTTTCAGGCTTCCAGTTGAGGTCTTCCGAAACGTATCCATCAGGTAGGCGAAAACAACCAATCATGTTTGTGTGTTGCCCAGTGAGCAGGTACAGCGCTAGCAGGCGGGCATCATCAGAAACCCGACGCATTCCATCGCTTATCCAAAAAGATGTATGCACCTTGCCGTAATCACGCATATAAACCCCTGAATGCTTAAATTGCTGTCGGTTCGTCAGTTCTGGCGGAGTGCTTAAAGACGATCTCAACGCACAAAAAAACGCATTCCTGACAGATTGAAACGCCATCCCCAGCGATGAGAACGCCAGCGACTTCGACATTCGTCTTTCCGCAAAAAGAGCACTTGTGGGTTGGCTGGATGTTTACCTTGTTACTAGTTGCTGACATACTGATCTCCGCAATTGCTTGACGTTATTGCACCCGAAGACCGGCTGTGTTGGCGCACAACGGTCTTCACCATTTCAGAACAACCCTGCTTGCTGCTCATTCCGCTTAACCCTGCGTTCTGCAAACTTATCGGACGCCGTCTGTTGCTTCTCGGCCCACAGCTTTGCTGTGGCGTAACACATCATCAAAAATTCTCCCCTTACGATTGGCTTGAGACATACGCTTGTACATGTCGACCGCCTGGAATGCGCCCCCTGTGCGACCGCCACAGTGAAGCCCTGTTTGATCAGCTCTTCGCGCACATGCTTTTCAATGAACTCAATATGGTTCATGTCAGATCGCCCCGCTCAGCATCGTTGTAACCATGGCCATAATTGGCGCGACTGAATCCGGCCCATCCAGCAGGTACTTAGCAACGATGCTTTCGCTGATCTCTTTCCAGCGCTCCTGTTTAGGGGCTTTGAGAACGACAGCCTGAATGGCCTCAGCATCCTCTTTCACCGACTTGGCGATGCGAAGCGCGAAGTTGTCGTGCTTAACAACCCGATCCCGGTACGCCAGGGGCAATGCGGATAGAATCGCTGGCGTCAGCAGTTCGACGTTCGCCCGGTATGCTGCCGAGTTCTCCTTGTTGTCTAACCAACGAAACATCTTCACGTTCCAAACGCCCGGCTGAATGTTGAGATCAATGCCTTGAATCATCATCTCCTCCGCCACTTCTTTGATTTGCAATGCAACGACCAGGCGTCCCTCGTCTGCAGCCCAGGCACGGACTGCCGCACATAAGTTACGGTGGTCAACGTTACCAGCTGACTCTTCACTTTGGTGATACTGGAATATCAGGTGCTCTGTCGGCGCTCTGTTATTCTGATGAAAAGAAAGTGTTTGCATTGTCAGTGCTCCTACTTAGGTAAACCATCAGTGGGGTTTGGGTAGAGATCAGGGCGCAGTTCGTGGGGAGTCACGCCTGTAGCCGTGAAAATTGGCAAAACGCGGTCTGCGGGTACTACGCCCTGGTAGCGGTTCTTCCAGCGGCTTACTGACATCGGTTTGATGCCCAACATGGTTGCAAGCTTGGTGGCAGTGCCTGCGGACTTAATGGCTTTTGTTAACCCGTTCATCGTTGTCTCCGATTTGAATACAATCAAATTAAGCCTGAGACTTAATTTATTGTCAAGTCTGAGGCGAATTTTCAAGTTTAAGCAAAAGGCTTATTCTTATAACCATGAAAGAGAAAACCGTACTTAATCCGATACTTGTCGAGCGCCTTTCACAACTGAATGGTCGAGGCATGACGAAATCCGATATGGCCAGGGTTGCCGGGGTAACTCCGCAGTCTGTAAACGGCTGGTTCAAGAAAGGCGTGATCAGCAAAAAATCCGCTCTCGCAGTTGCTGATGCAGCTGGTGTATCGGTGCCCTGGTTGCTCGGTGAGGATGTTGGTGAAAAAGACGGTCTTAAGCCGGATGAACAGCGCCTACTGGAGCTCTACCGCCAGCTGCCGGAAGAAGAGCAGCAGAACATGCTACGCATCTTCGCGATTCGGTTGAAGGAGTTGGATGAGCTTTATGAAAGGTATATGAAGGGGCGAATTCGGTCGCAAGGGGATTAACACCCTTAAGCTGCTCCTCACAGTATCCTTCTAAACGCCGAGAACGCTTTTGAATCTTTGATTTGGCCGAAGGCCATTGAATTATATTGGTATTTTTAACTTTCACAGCAAGGAAGATAAATGACTGAGGCCATTCAGAAGTTTGAGATTAATAACCTTGAAGACATGGGATCTATCTTCAATCGAGTTGTCGCCGGTGAGGATATTCAGATCGAAAATCTGAATCTAAACTTCATCCAGAGCCTAGACTTTAAGTTCTATGGTGACGAGGAAAAATATAATGGCTCATTGCCAGCAAGCTTAGCACAGGGGTTGTGCGAATTTCAGACTGAGATGTATAAGGTTTATACGTTAATAAAGTATAAAACCGATAACCTTCAGAAACTGACAACTGAAGATAGAGAAGTCGCTGAGTTGATGTTTTCAATCAATTCAGGTTGCACAGAAATCTTCACTTCTCTTAGTGATTTGATAAAGTCTTTTGGCGACGCTTTTGGAAAGGTGACACAAGGTATGAGTCCTAGACAGAAAACAATGTGTTTCCTGTTTGCGTTAACTGTCCTGGGTGGCGGTTGGCTTGGTACGGCTTATCTCGATCACCGCACAGAAGTTGAGGTTAAACAGGAAGAAGTTAAATTACAAGAAGTACAGCAACGAGCAGAGTCTGAAAGACTTACTATCATGCGAGACGGTATGCTATCTGCTATTAAAGCGAATGCTGGTGTCGATGCGATTGATAGAGCTGAGGGCATACAAGAGCACACAGCCAAGGCTTATGCCGGTGTTTTGAAGGGTGCTGCTGATGCTGACAAGGTCATAATTCGTGGTGCTAACACTGTAGAGTTGTCTCAAGAAGATGTGCAGGAAATCATCAAGAATCCAGTAGAAAGGGCAAAATCTGAGCAGCGTACATTAGAAGTTAGTATCGATGGTATAAAGCGCTCAGCAGAAAAACTTACACTGAGTTGCCATGAACCTACTGGTGAAAACACCTTCCCAATTTACGTTGATACCAGTTTTATCAACGACAAAGATGAGCTTGCGCTTTTGTTTGATGCAATGAAAGAAAACAGAACAGTTAAAATTCTTGGCAGCTATAAAATTAGAGCTGGTGTGATCGAACAAGGCAATGCCTCGACTATAACCGCGCCATAATTTTGAACCCGGTCACCGCACCGGGTTTTTTATACCATCACACACCAGCTTTACCCTCCCTAACTCCCCAATCCCGACCTTAGCGTCGGGATTTTTTTTGCCTGCATATCCATTCACCATCACGATTAAGCCTGAAACTTACAACCATGATTCGCCCGGGACTTGACATTATTTAAGTCTCAGGCTTAATATGACATCACCAAGACGCAGCACGAACCACCCAGGCATGGAGCCCACGAAGTAGCTGCCGACGGCATACGAATAGTCGGATGAGGTGGAGTGATTAACGCGCATCAGGTTAAAGAAACGTTCCGCCAGCCTGGCGACAAGGGCAAACAAGAGGGGTTTATATGACCGGTCCGAACAAAATGAAGATAGGCGAGCATAAGGGTGGTTATTTCTCTGAAAATGACGAGTTCAAAACCGAGTTATCAACCGAGGCCCTAAAAGAGCTGATTGCGGAGTACAAGCTCTGCTGCCGCCAAGTTGCAGTGAAAAATTCAATAGCCGCATCCCAGCTTTGCGCACATGAACTGGCAGAGGCTAAACAGTGGCAAATTCGTAAAAAACACCTCGAACTGTTTTTGCGCTGCCTGAGCTGCCCGGAAGATAAGTTCGCTGTAGAAAACTTAGTCGAGCACTTTAGTGCTGAACCTGAAGACTGGTCGTTAATTTTGAAAGAAAAGATCAACAACGACTATTAGGCGACAAGGGCAAACAGGTGATTGAGATGAAAATTAACCCAGCAGTACCAAACAGCGGTCGCGCCGTTCCAATGCGCAACCAGCGTACCGGCGCAGCATGGCTGGTCTCTTTTAACTACACCGAAGGTATGTACTGGCATGAACCGCAGGGAAATCTGCGCCACATCCGCCGCCCGTATGCTTCACGCAATATTGAACCGCACCTGGTTCCGGCGGGGACGCACTGATGGGGACTTTATTCGCACTCGTCCTGACAATCGGCATGACCAATGGTGAATTTCAGGATGTGGTTCTCGATGTCTATGACAGCCAGCAGCAATGCGAGCAGGCCGCCATTGACCAGAAGGTTTCGGGGAATTGCTACCCGGTAGAACAGATCGTCCGCAGCGAAGAAGTACCAGCGGAAACCACGGTTAAGTTCTGAGGAGTGATTATGCAGACCAAATGCGGTTATTGCGGCAAGCCAGTTGAAGGCGAACCGGTAAAAAGCGAGCTGTTATTCCTTCAGGGAAATCGGCTGGCGCGTAAAGAAAAAGAGTACTGCTCTGAGCGTTGCGCCTCGCACGACCAGATGGCCCACGAAGCCTAACGTAAAACCCGCGCAAGGCGGGGTCTACGTCCGGTGCCACCGACCAAAGTACACCGGAAAACTACTCAAAACCAAAAATACACCCAATGGGCGCTATCTCTGGCCCGGGGATCTTACATCCAAAAATGAGGATCTGACATGGAATTTTTCCATCTGCTTAAGGCCAGTCAGAAGTCTGGCAAGAAAGATGCAGTGATTTGGTTCACTGCGAAAAGTGCAGCGCGCGCAAACCTGCAGCTGGATGTCGCACTGGAAGACGCCGAAATCGAAACCGGCCGCGGTAAGGACTACGCCAAGCCGATCCGTACCGACATGCCTGTTGTTGACGACCTGCCAGAAGAAGGCGTGATTGATTACACATGGTGCGAGCGCTACACCCTGGCCGACGACCAGCGCACCTGGAATGTCATCCCGGGTGCCATACAGTTGGCGCAACCAGACGAAGTGATTGTTGAAGGTACTGACATCACTGTTGTCGACGGCGTGGATATCGAAACTGGCGAAATCGTTGGTGATGTAAGCGGCACCGAAACGGTCTGTGATGCTCTGAGAGAGTTCCGCGAACGCAAACTCCCTGTACTGACGACCATTGCCACCCTGCCTTTCCGTCAGCGCGTACTGGCACAGTTCATCGCGGACAAACAGTATTTCTATCACGTCGATGAAGAGCAAAAGCGAGCCATCCTGGAGCTTGAGCTGGATGTGGATAACAGCTATGCGCAGAACCTGATCCTGGCTGCTGAAAACGTTGAGGCGTTCAAGAAAGCGTACGAACCCGACATCTGGAAAGTGGTCAACGCACTGAAAACTATCTTCCCTGTTGAAGGAAAACGTACAGAGCTGTCTGTGGTCATCCAGTTCTTTAAAGCATGGTTCAACACCGAGAGCATCGATCGCGGGATCCTGACGCGCGAATGGGCCGCAGGTAACCGCATCAGCCACGTGCAGCGCACTGACGCAGGCACTAATGCTGATGGCGGGTACGTAACTGACCGCGGCGCTGATGCGCACCATACCCTGGATACTCTCGATTTGGAGATCGCCTGCGCCCTGCTGCCGATGGATTTTCACCACTTTGAAATCCCTTCCAGTGTTTTGCGTCGCGCAAAAGAGATTGTCGCGACCAAAGAAGAACCATGGAAATCGTGGAGCAAAATCCTGCGCAACCAGCCTGGCGTTCTGTCAGTGAACCGCGCGGCCATATTCAACCTGGTGCGCATCGCGCCGGAGAATATCCATCTGACGCCTGCGGCTCACCTTGAGTTCGTGAACCGGACGATGACGGCTGAATTTAATGCTGCCGTTGAATTGCTGCCACTGCCTGCACCAGTTGAACCTGAGATTGATAGCCAATTTGTTGATGAGCAACTGGCGGCCGACCGCGGCGAATTTGTAGAAGGCATCAGCGACCCAGAAGATCCGAAGTGGGTTAAAGAAAACCTGGCCGCGTCCACCCAGCCGCAGGTCGCGAATCTCGGCGGCGGCATGTTCTCCATCGAAGGCCTGATGAACGAAAACCAACCACAAACAGATGACCGTTCATCGGTTACAGAGGAGACCACCAGCGATGTGCAGATGGAAGAGACTGACCCGACGGAAGGAGAAGCTGGTAACCCGATTCAACCAGGCGAAAGCGCTGATGCAACTGATCCGCAGGCAGATTCCGTAGAACTGGCTGACATCCTTGCTGCATCGGAGTGGGGAGTAGCAAGCGACACACCACTGGAAGCCGAGCCAGTAGCGCTGGAAGGTGAGCTGATGCCGCAGGAACCGGCCCCGGAATACCCAGCGTACTTCGAACCGGGCCGCTATGAGGGCCTGCCGAATAACGTGTATCACGCAGCGAACGGGATCAGCAGCACCCAGGTGAAAGATGCCCGCGTTAGCCTGATGTACTTCAACGCGCGCCACGTCGCAAGGACCATCCCGCGTGAAGGCTCCAAAGTGCTGGATATGGGCAACCTGGTGCATGCGCTTGCGCTGCAACCGGAAAACCTCGATGAAGAGTTCAGCGTGGAGCCGGTGATCCCGGAAGGCGCCCTCACCACCGCGGCGACCCTGCGCGCCTTTATCGACGAACACAATGCCAGCCTGCCCGCGCTGCTGAGCGCTGACGATATCAAAGCGCTGCTGGAAGAGCACAACGCCACCCTGCCCGCGCAGGTGCCGATGGGCGGCAGCCTGGAAGAAACAGCGCAGAGCTATATGACGCTGCCAGCTGAGTTTCAGCGTATCGAGGCAGACCAGAAGCAGACCGCTGTCGCGATGAAGGCCTGCATCAAAGAGTACAACGCCACCCTGCCCGCGCCGGTGAAAACCAGCGGCAGCCGCGACTCGCTGCTGGAGCATCTGGCAATCATCAATCCTGACCTGGTGGCGCAGGAAGCGCAGAAACCGGCACCGCTGAAAGTGTCCGGAACCAAAGCGGAGATGATCCAGGCGGTGAAGTCCGTGAAGCCAGATGCGGTATTCGCTGACGAACTGCTGGATGCGTGGCGCGAGAACCCGGGCGACAAGATTCTGGTGACCCACCAGCAGATGGAAACGGCGCTGGCCATTCAGAAAGCACTACACGAACACCCGACCGCCGGGAAACTGCTGCTGCACCCTGATCGCGCTGTTGAGACGAGCTATTTCGGTATCGACGAAGAGACCGGGCTGGAAATCCGCGTACGCCCGGATCTGGAAATCGACATCGAGGCGGTGCGCGTGGGCGCTGACCTGAAAACCATCAGCATGTGGAACGTGAAGCAGTCCGGCCTGCGCGCCCGCCTGCACAGGGAAATCATCGACCGCGATTACCACCTCAGCGCTGCCATGTACATGAACACCGCAGCGCTGGACCAGTTCTTCTGGATATTCGTCAACAAAGACGAAGGCTACCACTGGATCGCCATCGTCGAAGCCAGCAAGGAGCTGATAGAGCTCGGCATGCTCGAGTATCGCCAGACGATGAACCGCATTGCCAACGCGTTCGACACTGGTGAATGGCCAGCGCCGATCACCGAAGACTACACCGACGAACTGAACGACTTCGACCTGCGCCGCCTTGAAGCGCTGCGCCTGGCTTAATGGAGAAGATGACTATGCAAAACACTAACGTAACCGTGGCTGACCAGACTCCGAACACCATTTCAGCCAGCAATGCAGTATTCAACGTACAGGCACTCAGCCAACTGACCGCGTTTGCCGAGCTGATGGCGCAGTCTGCTGTGACCGTACCGAAGCATCTGGCGGGGAAACCTGCCGACTGTATGGCGATCGTCATGCAGGCCATGCAGTGGGGCATGAACCCTTACGCCGTGGCGCAGAAAACGCACCTGGTCAACGGTGTGCTGGGGTACGAAGCACAGCTGGTGAACGCTGTTATCTCCAGCTCCAGCGCCATCGTGGGCCGCTTCCATTACGAATACGGCGGCGACTGGGAAAAGATCGCCGGCAAGAAAGACGGCCGCGATGAGCTGGGCCTGTTTGTCCGGGTTGGCGCTGTCCTGCGCGGCGAAACCGATATCACCTGGGGTGAGAACATCTACCTGGCTGATATCACCACCCGGAACTCGCCGCTGTGGAAAACGGCACCCAAGCAGCAGATAGCCTACCTCGCGGTGAAGTACTGGGCGCGTCTGTACTGCCCTGAGGTCATCCTCGGCGTCTACAGCCCTGATGAAGTCGAGCTACGCACCGAGAAAGAGATCAACCCGGCCCCCGCCCAGCGCGTCAGCCTGGCTGATATCAAAGGTGACACCGTAACTGCCACTCACAGCGCGCAGGAATCGGCCGCCAATATCGATGCCTTGGCCGATGAGTTCCGGGATCGCATTGAGAAGGCAGAAACACTCGATGAAGCCACCAGCGTCGGCAATGAAATCAACGAAGCGAAAGCTGCGCTTGGAACCACCCTTTTCACGGAGCTGAAGAATAAGGCGACGCGCCGTTATCACCTGGTGAAGCACCACAATGCTGTTGACGCAGCTATTAATTCCCTTCCGCAGCCTGGCGAGCCGGGTGCTACTGAGCGGTTCGCGGAAACCGAGCGTCTGCTGGCGGCGGCGAAGCGTCACCTGTCTGAGGAGCTGCACGACAAGTTCAGCATCACCCTGGCAGATATGAAACCGGAATACGTGGCCTAAGGGAGGCGGGAGGGTTCGCCCTCCCGGTAACGAGATGACGAAAACTACAGAACGCGGAATGATTTTCAACGCTGAGATGGTTCGGGCGGTCCTGGACGGCCGGAAGACGCAGACCCGGCGCGTTATGAAGCCTCAGCCGGAGGTGTGCCCTCGCGGTGGTCATTGGTGGCCAAGTAACGTTTTCAAAACAATGTTGCACGTCGAAGAAGAAATGCAGAACGGTAAAGGTGGTTGGGGTGGATTGGTTGGAGACGCCTGCCCATTCGGTGACGTAGGCGATCGCATCTGGGTGCGAGAAACATTCGGCGATTGCGGGGAGCGGCTAGTTTTCCGTGCAGATACTGACGACGGGGCGAAATGCAAAGTGAAGCGCTGGACTCCACCCATCCACATGCCGCGCTGGGCCAGCCGTATTCTGCTGGAGATTACCGATGTGCGGGTCGAGCGGTTGAACAGCATCAGTGATGCCGATTGCATTGCTGAAGGAATCATACCAGTGCCAAAGGATCGGGACGATGACCACCAGTTCTGGCGCGATTACCACCTGAGCGGCGACGGTACTTTCTGCGTGCACAGCCCGCGGGAGTCATTCGAATCTTTATGGAAATCGGTACGCGGTAAATCCTTCGAGCAAGAAGAAGATACCGGGCCGGGCAGCTGGCATGCAAACCCGTGGGTCTGGGTGATTGAGTTCAAGCGTATCGAAGGAGATGACCATGCGACTGATTAACCGCAGCACTCAATCACCACTGGCGCGTCAGGCGTGCGATATCGCCCTGGCTGCCCATCAGGAGCGCTACGGCAACTACGGGCGCAGCCGGATGAAAGAGACGTACACGGTGCGGGTGGAAGGCGTGAAGGTCTGGGTAGAAGTTGTGAACCGCAAGGCGAGCTACGTGGCCACGGCGATGACCGGCATGCGCCGCCTGCGATCCTTACCCGGGCAGGCCGCCTGATATTGAAATATCACCGAACAACCTAAAACAGCTAATGGATGTGCCGGGTGCGGATAATTAGCCAGTTCGCCCCGGCATTAAGTTTGAGTGGAGAAAGTTATGAGTGAAGTAATCATGATGGTATCGCCCGGGAAATGGGTGTCTGAGGAGCAGTTGATAGCCCTGAAGGGTATTAAAAAGGGGACACTGAAGAAGGCGCGGGAAAAGACTTTTCTGGAGGGGAAGGAATACAAACACGTCTCTTTTGACTGTAGTCCGTGGGATAACAGCCCATGTTTTTACAACCTGGATGAGATCGACCGCTGGATCGACCGTATGGCCTCAGCGAAACCGCGGCGACAATCTGCTTAAATACTCTGACCATCAACCAACGAGGAATCGTTATGAAATACCCAACAGGAGTGGAAAACCACGGCGGCACGCTAAGGCTGTGGTTCATCTACAAAGGGGTCAGAGTGCGTGAAAGCCTGGGGGTGGCTGACACCCCCAAAAACAGAAAAGTGGCCGGCGAGTTACGGACGTCGATCTGCTATGCCATCAAAACCGGAACCTTCAACTATGCCCAGCAGTTCCCCTCCTCCCAGAACCTGGCGCGATTTGGTGAGGCAAGGCAGGAAGTGACGATCGGTGAGTTATCCGCTAAATGGCTTGCCCTTAAGGAAATGGAAGTGGCGGAATCATCGCTTACCACTTACAGGCGGGTCATCGCTAATGTCATGGCCATTATTGGATCTGGCACCCTTATCTCTTCGATTACCAAAGAAGCTATGCTGGAGGTTCGAAAGGAGCTGCTGACCGGTTTTCAGGTCATGAAGAAAGGACATAAAACTGTGAAGAAGGGTCGATCCGCAGTAACTGTGAACAACTACATGACCGTGTTGTTCGGCATCTTTCAGTTTGCGGTTGAAAACGGCTACATCTCAAAGTCTCCAATGAACGGGATTGCTCCGCTGCGGGAGTCACGCCCGGACCCTGACCCTATCACCCGAGAAGAATTCCCTCGCCTGATTGAAGCCTGCCACCATCAACAGAGCAAGAACCTGTGGGCTATCGCCGTTTACACCGGATTGCGGCCGGGTGAACTGTGCGGACTTGCCTGGGAAGATGTGGACTTGAAGGCGGGAACAATCACTGTCAGAAGAAGCCTGACTCAGAAAGGGATATTCACACTCCCAAAAACCAACGCCGGGACCAACCGGGTAGTGCATCTGATCGAACCTGCTCTCGAGGCGTTCAAGAGTCAGTATGAAATGACGCGCCTGTCTCAGGAGCATAGCGTGCCGGTTAAACTAAGGGAATACGGGAAAAAAGAGTTTAATAAGTGCACGTTTGTTTTCCTGCCGTCTCTGACGGCCAGGGCCGGAAACTACGGAAAGCATTTCTCCATTAACTCCATAGGGAACTCGTGGGATGCAGCGATGAAAAGAGCTGGCCTTCGCCATCGTAAATCTTACCAGTCGCGACACACCTATGCATGCTGGTCACTTTCGGCAGGTGCAAACCCGAACTTCATTGCTAACCAGATGGGGCATGCCGATGCTCAAATGGTATTTCAGGTTTACGGGAAGTGGATGGAGGAAAACAACCTGGACCAGATCGCTATGTTAAGCTCAAAATTAAGCGACTTTGCCCCAACCATGCCCCACGCCAGCAGGACTGCTGCATAATGTCATTTGTAATCATTGAGATAACTGATACAACGCTGAAAATCCATGAATTCTAACGCGGTGCCCAGCCACCCGGATACCGCGGCTTTGATCAGGTCAGATGTGGATCTTTCATGTTGTACTTGAGTCAT